GGTCCCGCGCCGAGCCCCAACCCGCGCCGCCGCAACGCCCGGCCCAACACCGTGCAACTACCGGCCCGCGGCTACGACGGTCCCGTCCCCGACTGGCCCCTCTCCCGCTCGGTCAAGGCCGAGAAGGAGGCTTGGGACCAGCTGTGGCGGCTCCCTCAGGCCGCGGCATGGGCCCAACTGAACGTCACCCGCACCGTAGCGCGGTACGTCCGCGCGCTGGTCGTCGCCGAGAACCGGGACACCACCGCCTTCCACCTGTCCGAAGTGCGACAGCTTGAGGACCGCCTCGGCCTGACCCCGATGGCGATGCTGCGGCTGCGCTGGGAGGTCTCCTCCGACGAGTTGGCCGAGGCCCGCACGCCCCAGCGGGAGGAGCGGCCCCGGCTGCGGGCGGTGGAGTAGATGCCGTGGCGCGGGCCGGAAGTCGCCGGGGAGTATCCGACCCTCGGCGATTTGGTGAAGGACTGGATCGAGAAGAACTGCGTCATCCCCGACGGCGTCTACCAGGGTGAGCCTTTCCTGCTCACCGACGAGATGTGGAAGTTCCTGCACCGCTTCTACAGACTTAAACCGAATGCCCGGCGCAACCCGGAGCGGCCGTCGGCGGCGTTCGCGAACCGCGGCGGGCTACTTATGCGCCCGCAGAAGTGGGGTAAGGGCCCGTTCGCTGCGGCGATCTGCCTGGCGGAGGCGTTCGGCCCGGCCCGCTTTGACGGCTGGGATGCTCGCGGCGAGCCGGTGGGCGTGGTCCAGCCAACCCCGTGGGTGCAGATCGTCGCCACCTCCGAGGAGCAGACCGACAACACGTGGCTTGCCCTCTACGAGATGGCCAGCCGCGGTTCGGTCGCCGACCTGCCCGGCGTCGACATCGGGGTGGAGGACATCAACCTCCCCTCCGGCGGGAAGATCGAGCCGCGGTCGTCGTCCGGTCGCGCCAGGCTGGGCGCACGGCTGACCTTCGCGGTCTTCGACGAGACCCACCTGTTCACCGAAAGTAACGGCGGGGTCCTGCTCGCTTCGACGATGAAGCGGAACATCGGCGGCATGTCCGGGCGGTGGCTGGAGACCACCAACGCCTACGACCCGAGCCAGAAGTCGGTGGCCCAGCGCACCCACGAGCACAAGGCGCCCGACGTCGTAATCGACTACCGCCCGCCGCCTCGGCACCCGCAGCAGGACGATGACGAGGACTGCCTGGCCCAGCTCGCCCACGTCTACGGCGACTCGTGGTGGGTGGACCAGGAACGGGTACTCACCGACGCCCGCGACCCCAACGTCTGTGTGACCTGGGCAGACGCACTCCGCTTCTTCTTCAACCTGATTGTCGTAGGCGTGTCCGACGCGGTCGACGCGATCCGCTGGGATGCCGTCGCAGCAGACCGGGACCTCAAGCCCGGCGACATGATCGCCCTCGGGTTCGACGGATCTCGTTCGGCGGACTGCACTTCGCTGGTCGCCTCCCGGATCGCCGACGGCCGCTGGTTCCACCTTCGCACCTGGAATCCCGCCGACTACCCGGACCACAAGGTGCCGCGCCACGAGGTCGACCGGGCCATCCAGGACGCGTTCGCCGCGTATGAGGTCTGGTACTTCTACGGCGACCCGTACCACTGGCAGGAGTACTTCGACATCTGGGCCTCTCGCTGGCCCGGGAAGATCGTCGAGTTTCCGACGAACATCGAGAAGCGGATGGACGATGCGATTGTCCGCTTCCAGGTCGTCTTCTCCGGCGACTTCAGTCACGACGGCGACGACACCCTGCGGGCGCACGCGATGGCCGCCGCCATGGCCAAGGGTCGCAAGCGCGCGCCGCGGCCCGAGGAGGACCCGGCGATCCCGCACTTCTACCTGCGGGTGATCCCGAAGAAAGACAAGGGCCACATCGACGCCCTGGTGGCGGGCCTGCTCGCCGAGGCTGCCCGCGGCCAAGCGATCGAGGAGGGCGCCCTGCCCGCCTACAACGTCCTCGACAGCGTGAGCATCTGAACGGGGGCGGCATGGGTCTACGCGAGTTCGCGGCCAGGATGTTCCGCCCCAGGCAGGTGGAGCAGCGGGACATCACCTCGGTGCCGTGGGATGTCGGCGGCTCCCGGTACACGGTCGTCAACACCGACCAGGCGTTGTCGCTGGTGCCAGTGTTCGCCTCGGTGCGCCTTCTGGCCAGCCAGATCGCATCCCTGCCGTTGCACGCCTACCGCAAGGTCGGCGACACCCGGACCAGGATCGCGACCCCGTCGCTGTTCACCCAGCCGGCGGCCAAGGGCACCTTGTACGACTGGCTTCACCGGTGCGTGACCTCCCTCGCCCTGCGCGGCAACGCCTACGGGCTGATCACCCGCCGGGACGCCAACGAGTATCCGACGATGGTCGAATGGCTGCACCCGGACGACGTGTGGGTGGATGATCTGGCCCCGTCCGGCCCGGGCTCCTACACGAACCCGATCTTCTACTGGCAGGGCCGGATCATCCCCGCCGAGGACCTGCTCCACATCGCCTGGTTCACCGTCCCCGGCCGGGTGTGCGGGCTCTCGCCGATCGCCGCGTGCGCCTCCACCATGTCCACCGGGCTGTCCGCGCAGACGTACACGGCGGACTGGTTCAACAACGGGGCTGTCCCGCCGGGCGAGTTCCGCAACACCGCCAAGACGGTCAACCAGACCGAGGCCGACATCATCTCCGCCCGCCTGAACGCCGCCATCAAACGCCGCAAGCCGCTCGTCTACGGCAACGACTGGGAGTACAAGGCGATCGCGGTCTCGGCCCACGAGGCCAAGTTCGTCGAGACGTTGAAGCTCAACGCCACCCAGGTCGCGAACATCTTCGGCATCCCCCCGGAGATGGTCGGCGGGGAGGCCGGTGGATCCCTGACCTACAACACCACCGAGCAGAACGGCATCAACTTCGTCAAGTTCACCCTGCGGCCCTGGCTGGAACTGCTGGAGCAGGCGTTCACCGCCCTGACCCCCCGCCCGCAGTACCTGAAGTTCAACGTCGACGCCCTGCTCCGCGCCGACCTGGCCGGGCGGATGGCCGCCTACAAGACCGCCCGGGAGATCGGCCTGAACAACATCGACGAACTGCGCGCGTTGGAGGACGAGCCTCCGCTGCCGGGAGGCACCGGCCAGTCGTACGCCCCGCTCGGTGCGGGCGCGGCGCCACCCGCGGCCACCCGCACCGGAGTCCGCAAGTTCAACCCCGGCCAGCCCCGCGTGCCCGGCGGTGAACACGGCGGCGAATGGTCGACCACCGGCGCCATCAAGGACGCGCTGAAACTGGCGGGGAGGATCGACCTGCGTGAGGACGAGTCGCTGATCGCCAGCGACTGGGTCGGTGATTCGATTGGCGACGCCGACGTGGTCATGGCCCTCCTCAACACATCGGATGGTCCGCGCCTTTATCTCGGAATCGTGGCCAGCGACGACCGTCGCAGATGGAGTGCCGAGGACTACGGCAGCACCTTGGAACTTGACCTCGATCGCGTCCGGCAGATCCGAAGCCAGCTCGCCGAACTCGACAGCCTAGCCCGCCGCGAAGCGGCCGCCATGGAGAAGAAGGTCGACGCCTACCTCCAGGAAGACCGCCCTCTCGACTTCGACACGGACATCACCGTTGCCGAGGGTGTCATCCCAGGCGGCGGTTGGGGAGACCTCGGCTACCTGGTGGAACTCAACGATGCCGAGCCGATCGGTTGGAGAGCCATGCTGGGAGTGTTGCCGCTCGGGTCGGCGGAGAAGTTCACCGGCGGCCCCGACTCGTCCGTGTACGCCTCCTTGTCCTCTGAGGCCTTGGTGACGGCGAACTTCGAGGCGATTCAAGTTCGCAAGCTGATCCGTCAACTCGATGCGATGACGAGGCTCGCCGAGCAGCAGTCGACCGTCGGAAGGTCGCACCGGCCGCCACTTCGGGTCCGCTCCTACTCGACTCGCGCAACGCGACCGAACATGAACGGCAACGGTCACGGCACCCTCCCCGGCACCCTCGCGGTACTGGAACTCCTCGAACGTGACATCCCGGTTCCCAACGGGAACGGCCGCCCAAAAGCAGTAACCCGGCGTAGCCGCCCGGTGTTCGGGGCCCAAGCGATGGTGGGGCTGCTGGAGCACCGAGTAGATCCGTGGGATCCAGCCGCGATCCGGCACCTACCCGGCCTGCACGACCAGTCGAAGCACGGCCGGCCCGGTCTCAAGGGCGCGTTAACCGGATCCGGCCACACCTGGTGGACGCTCCTCGACAAAGACACCGGGATGGACCCGGTACCCGTGGTCGACCTGGAGATTGTCCCTGGATACGTGGTCAAGTCCGGCCGGGCCTACCGCATCGACGGCATAACGTACCTGGTGGAGGACGGCGCGGGCCGCCCGACACCAGGTCGGGTGGTGGAGGAGTTCCGTAGCTTCCACGACCAGTTGCCCGAAGCTGGCCGATACCAGCGCGGCTACGCCTGGCTGGCCGGCAGGAACCCGGAAGACGCTACCTGGGCGGACTTGTACAACATCGCAGGGTTCAGGTCGGCGGCGACGGCCGGCGACGGCGGGGTGCGGATGTGGGACCGTCACGACGCCATTGTCGGCCCGGAGGCCTCGGTGGCCGACATCTTGTCCCACGAGTTCGGGCACAACGTCTCCAGCGGGGTAGCGCGTCGGGGCCTGCACGCTGAGGGCGAGCGGTGGCTCCAGGCGGCCCGGCGGGACGCCGGAACAACCCGGCCAACGGACGTGAGGCTCTCGCGTCGCAGCGGGGTTCCGTCTGATCGACTCAACATGAGGTATCAGGCTGGGGCGGACTGGCCACACGGCGTCACCGAGTATGGAACGTCGTCGTCGACCGAGGACTACGCCGAGTCGATCGCCTTCTATCTGGCCGACCGCATCGGAACAGGCCGGCTTGATCCCGGCGGGCCCCGGGTGCCCATCTACTTCCGGGACCTGTTCCCCGAGCGCGCGAAGATCCTCGACGAGGTATTTCCCGAGATAGCGCGACGGCAGCTGGCTGAGGTCAACGCCCGGTAGTGCGATCCACGTCGAAAACGGTGGAGCGTGTCGTGCCGTCGGCGAGGGCCTGGACAACTTCGCCCCGCACCGCGACCTCGCGGTCCTCAGTGAGGTTGCCGTCGGCGTCTACGAGGACCAACTTCTCGGCGACAACGCGTGCGTCTGTCATGCACCCGATTGTCCACCCGGACCCCGCATAACCGCGACCGAAAGCGGGGAAGGCGAAATGGCCCAGATGTCATCTGCGTCGATCAACGACCTGCCCGACAGCGCGTTCGCCTACATCGAGCCGGGCGGGAAGAAGGACGAGCAGGGCAAGACGGTGCCGCGTTCGAAGCGGCACTTCCCGATCCACGACGCGGCGCATGTCCGCAAC